GTCGCAGGTTTTATTGCGGTAATTTTATCGATGGAATGGTTATTCTTGTAGAAGTATACTCATATGAATTGATTTAATTAGAAGCTATTAAACTAACTACTACTTTCGAACATACACTTGCTCTCAATTTTAGTACTTATATTGATGATTGAGCAGCTGGGATATTTATTACCCGCCACTATGTTTTAATAGTTCGACGGGGTGAATTCAGCCTGCAAGTGCAGAAGAGATATTACTGTTATTATATCTTGCGATGGAATCCATATTGTTCTTTTCCGTGGAGGCGAAGAAGCAATACCAAAGACATTTATAGACAAACTTGTTGGGTCCAGCCATCTTCGGATGCCCAAAACCGCGTCTTTAAAGGGAACTTTAATAACATACGTTCGTATCGTATCTTTACGACCGGATTTTCGGATACAACCTTTATGTTGTAGATGCATGCCTCACTTATTTATAAGAGAGTAAAGCACTACCTTAATTGTAATTGTATCCTTCAACATTATCAATTGGCCATTAGATCATTAGCAGAAACAGACTAATTTATATCTTTAATAGTACAATGTTTATCGTGCGAATAATTAGTAACATGATGAAATAGATTTCAAAGGAGATCACTATATGATGATCAAAAGAGAAATTGAAAGCGTGCGTCAGCATAAATTTCATTCTTTTTCATTCAAGAATATAATTAACTAGTAGATTTTTGTAATTGGTGTGACCGATTAGGTAATGAAGATAAACGAATACCCCGCGCCCCAGGGACTGATGTTGTGCAGAGGTGACCTGCCAGCCCTGGTGAAAACACGTTCATAACGCCATGAGTAAAAATACTATGAATTTGAATTTGAACGTTGATTTGAGGAAAACAGTCCAAGCACTAGTAGATGAAGTGCAATTGTCCTTTCGTACAGAAGAAGAAAGGATTTCGGAAAGAATGGAGGAACTACAATATGCGAAGTTACAAGCGCAAGTAGAAGCAGATGCTAAAGAACAAGCAATACTTAATTTAAGGCATCTAGCTAATGAAATTGAAGAAGCAAAGATCATCAATGATGATTTGGATAAAGAAGTTACAGACTTACGAGAACGTCTCGATTTCCTTGAAAAACAATTTTCAGTATCCATCACCCGATTGGGTGATTTACATGCTAAATATGCGTTAACTTACAAGGCAGTCGTCAATAAAGACATTCAGCTTTCTATGAGTGATTATATATGGTTCGTTAAACCATATCCATCAGGAGCAGGAGATTTTTACCAGTTTTCATTGAAAGCTGGAATTACATTTGAGTATAAAATCACTGAATTTTTCCAATGTGGTGGACAAAATAACTCACCAAAAAGCACAGGGCAGTTAATTATTACTTGCCCAAAAAGAGCAAAACCCCTTAATATAACATTTAAATGGACAGGGGATGTTTCAAAACAAGAAAACAAGAATGCAATGTGTGGGACAGCTCTATATTATATGACAGAGGGAGGTTGGATTGAAGATTTGACAATAAGTGGAAATATCCACCCTAATCCAGGCCCTCGATTTTCGAGAGAAAGAGAAAAAGACGAAAATAACAAAAGGATGCACAGCCCATATTCATGGGATCCTAATTCTCTCAAACATCCAGTTCCATTTAGGGACTCAGTCATTACGCAGCGATATGCTGCCTTTAAAAAGCATTCACAGGTGTGGAATAAATTAATAGCAGGGAAGAGTAAAGTCACTTTCCTGCACGCCATAGAGTTCATGCGTGAATTATTACTCAATAGGGGATATGGCAATTTACATAAGAAACTAATCCCATCACGCCAAATTACATTTTCTATGGTTCATTTTGTGAAAACTGGTATACTTAGACCTTTCACAAATAGTAGAGGAGTTAAACCCGATAAGGTGCCTTTATTTGAAGATTATGTTGGCAAACACGCCGTTAAAGAAAAGGGATGGGAAATACGAAGATTTATTCTTTATGCTATACGTACTTACAATGTAGATCCCGCTCTTTATTATTTTGCAGCTGCTGTGGGCTGGCAAGCAAAAAATATTTTGCAAAAAGCAAAAACTAATTCGACAGCCTTGACTTTGGCTGATCTTTCGATGTTTCAGAAACAGATGCATAAGATAGAATCATCTTGTACCACTACGAATGATGGTTGGATTGCTTCCAAGCTTAAAAAAGCAGGAAGTCAGCTAGCTGAAGGAGCGGCTGATAAAATTATGCCGATTATTGAGAAAATTAAAGATTCTATTGGCAGTGTTGTCAATAAACTCCCCAGTTTTAAGGATTTAGCATTTGGAGTTACTGTAGTTTTTTTGATTTTGGCGTTCATTATAATGGGATGGCGTCTCGTTATGATGGCTCATGCAGTCATTTTCGGAGTTGAACGTATTGATTATGTCATTACTAAAATAGATGGAGAACTTTGTTCTCCAGTTGATACTAGTGGCTATCAACAACAGAAAGATGAATTGGAGCAGAAGGTAGGAATTACTGTAGTTAGTGGTTTGGCTCGTTCCTGGTATGATTCTATATCATCCAAGTGCGTTAGCTTTTCCAAAGCGTTTTCAGACAGTGAAATTGTTAAATTTACTAAAAAACTTGGTGATTTTTCAAATGCTCTTAAAAATGTCACACTTTTGTGTGATAAGATAAAGGAGATAATAAGATGGATACTTAATAAAGGATGTACCCTAGTAACTGGACACGCTCTATTTGAGAGTGATCAGCATCTTGCTCTTCTTCTTAGTAAAGTTAATGAACTTATGAAAGTCGTACGATTGGCTAACCCTGCTACTATGAATGAATCAGCCATGAAAGAATTTTGTGCTTCATACAGCGACCTAGTAGAAATGCATCCATATATCTCAAAGATGGATAAGGTTCTAGCAGCACAAATTAATACTTGTATATTGCATGCCAGGGATCACTATAATACGTGCGAGTTCCAAATCAATTTTAATGTTGAAAGATTTCAGCCAGAATCTTTTTACTTGTTTGGAATGCAAGGACAAGGAAAGACTAATGTCTCTAAACAAATGCAAAAGATGTTATTTGATGCGATAGGAGTTATTAGTCCTACAATTCAATCAGAAATTTTCTTTGGAGGCAAGGGAAATGGACCCTTTTCTAGAACAATGGTTTACCCTAGAATGATGGAACAAGAATTCTGGGATATGTATCGAAATCATCCCTTTTGTACCATGGATGATTTTGGACAACCTAAAGGTGATCCTACCTTAACTATGTCTGAAGCGTTTACTTTTATACGTGCGGTAAATTCCGCACCCTATCCACTACATATGGCATCATTATTAGCTAAGGAAACCACTGTCTTTACATCGAAAGCAGTGTTTCTTACAACAAATTTAACAGAAAGCCAATTGTCACTTAGTGGATTGAGTATTGCATGTCCAGAAGCTTTTAAACGTCGTAGAACTTACGCTATAGAGGTTTTTAGAGATGATGTTTGGATTGATCAAGGTCCCGATTCTAAAGAGTACCTTGACACTATTAAACTTAAGGTTTACAAAGTTAATTCTATGGACGGTTCCTTGTCCAAAGAAGCAGAAGACTTTGCTGGCTCTGAAGCCATTGGTGAGTTCATGCATAGAGCCGCGAAGCGGATGATTGCTAGATGGACTCAATTTAAGCAGACTACTTCTCTTGATTTTACTGGTTTGATGGCTCAAATTGACGTAATTAAGTCTACTGCTGATAGTGAAGAACAGCTTTATGAAGCAAAAAAAGCAGCACTTGAAAAGATATATGCTGATCATTTAGCTGTTATGAATAAACAACTTGAAGAGCATGGAGTTCCTCCAATATCTGAAGAGGAAGTCAAAATTGTCCATAATGCTCAGAAAGCGGTTATTGAACAAGCAAAAATTTTAGTTAATCGGCAGAAAGAAGATGCTAAAGCTGAAAATTTTTCTGCTTCTGCTATTCGTAGTATGTTTACTCCTGCTTTTGAAGATTTGCCTGCTTCCAGTGCAAGCTCAAGTGCTCTTACAACAACGAGTTCAAATATTGATTTATCAGAATATAAAACTCAAATGTTTTTATTTGGTGCTGGAGCTTTAGCCGCAATTAAGGCAGCTCATTACGTTCAGGATACCTATTATACTCTTCACCCTGAAGCTGCCTATTATCTCACTTTACATTCAGGTATAAGAATTACAACGTACAATGAAGCTAAGTCGTACGTGGCTAAGTACAGGAGAAGAGTTGCTAGAAATGGAGGAAGCTTTTCTGGATTAAATGATTTGGATGACCCAGCTTGGACTCATGATATTCTCGTTAAGGGAATACGAGAAGCTGACTCCAGCCCTATGACATTCTTTAAATATCGACTTGGGATGTTTCTTCGTATTAAAAATTCCAATAAAGATTTGGCTGAAGCGGCTCAAAAACTTGGCATGTCCAAGGACGATGTTAAGCCATATATCGGACTTACAGATAAATTATATTGGGAACCAAAGGATAAATTTAATGCCTTTTCTGAAATGTGTCAAAAATATATAGGTATTATACCTCGAACATTTGATTTCTTTAAGGAATCGGAAGATGGATTTTTGTCCGTTTCTGGAAGTAAGGATTTTTCTGCCTACTATGAACAGTTTTTGTATGAACTTAAGCATGAATCTGCTCTTCGTGAACACAAAGGAAAATCTTCTTTTCAGATGTACTCTGACCTCGTCACATTGGTTTCTTTGTTTTTAGCGGCATTATTTTCAGTCGTTATGATGTGCGTATATTGTTACAAATCAATGGATCCACGTCCGCATGTCATTACTGATTCTGGAGAATTTCAACCCCAATCAGGAGGTCCTGAAGTTGATGCCATGCAAAGAGAGCTAGCAAAAATGGCACGAATGCCTCGTATTAACGCTGCTCAATTCAAAAAGCAATTTATGGATCTTAATGCTGATCAACTTATTCCAATAGTTCAGAATAATACTTGGACATTATTAGCCGAGAAAACAACTAACGGAATTAAGCATGTGTATTCTTCACTTGCTTTAGGAATTGAAAAGGATTGGTTTGCGGTGCCCGGACATATGTTAGCAGAACATCCGGATAACTTAATACTTTTTAAAGCAAAAGCGACAAGTGGAATTTATTATGATTTTGAAACTCTTCGTTGGCAGTATGTTAAGCAGATCGGCCCATATAGTGGCTCTGATCTAGCCCTGGTGGAGTTTGCAGGCTTACCTTTTATTGAGAAACTTACTCATCTCCTTCAAAAAGATGAAGATAATATGAATGGAACAGAAGGTTTTACACGAGTCAGTTTCAAGTATTCTGATCAGGGATGTGATACTCTTGAATCTCAAGCAAAGAGCCCAGCTGAGATTGTTAATTCTGATAATTATTCTGCTGAATACAGTCCTGATAAAAATCATAAAGTGCGAAATATTGCACGAATTGAATTGGATGAAACCTCTCTGTGCGGAATGTGTTGTCGATCATACATTATTAAAAACACAAAAGTTCCACGTAAACTGGGATGGCTTCATATTGCAGGAAAAGGACATTATGCCCTTGCAGGGAGAGTTACACAAGAAGATGTTGCCAAGTTTGCTTTATTTTTGCAGCCAAAGTTGTCCGAATTTAAGAAACAAGTAGGGTATGTTGAAGTTATGCCTGATCCACATATACTTGATGAACATGGCAAAATGCTAAAGTTCACGCGAGATCCTGCTGTTGAGCATGGCATGTATAGGCTTGGAGTTTTATCGAGAAAATTTACTCGCCCACTTGTTTCTCGCACTATAGCCTCGCCGTTGGCCAAGAATTGGCAGTACGTTGAAGATGGAATACTTAAAGTTAAAGAACCACCGCTTCCTATTCTTAAAGCACCGGCACTTTTAAAACGCCGTGGGAAGGTGGATCCAATGTTGAAATCATTAGAAGGAATGGAAAATAAGCAGAACATTTATTCAAAGTTTTTCCGTCCTCATCACTACGACGGAGTTTTCTCAGAAACAGTGCTTAAGCACTCTACAGGCAGAATTCTTACATTATTGGAAGCACTGCGTGGTAAAATTAATCATCCACATGGAAAAAGTATCAAGCGTGATACTTCAACAGCTTTTTATCTCCAAATGTTTTCGAAATTGAAACGTGATTATTGCTGTTTCTCAATTGAAGAATTTAATGCTCGTCAAAATAAGGAAGATTATACCTTTTTAGGAGAAAGTACCTGGTTACACAGATGGGTAGTTATTCTTGTTACGGCATGGTTTTTGAATGCTAAAGACGGCAAAATTCCTTTGAATTGGGTTCTCCATTGTTTGAAAGATGAAGCTATTAAGAAAGCAAAAGTCGAGTCAGGTGATTCCCGCTTATTTTATATGGGAAACTTTGCTTTTATGCTTGTTAGTAAAATGATTTTTGGCGACTTTGTAACAGCACTTGAAACTTATTGGTATACAACCGACATTTGTATAGGCTGCAATCCGTATTCTGTTGACTGGAAAATAATCGCAGAACATTTAAATGCAGGCACTAGTGATAATCCAGAAGTCTGGGACGATGATACTTTCAAGTGGGATAAGCACTATCCAACAGTTGAATTCACTGAAACTTTTCCAGAGGAATATTGCCAAAGAATGCGACTTATTGGCAAAGTGGCTGTTATATTATTGCCCTCAATAACTCTTGAGATTGATTATTGTAAGTTAATTTACATTGCTACCGTGTGCAATTTTGCCCTTGCTATTGTAGTAGAAAATAAGGTGTTTTTATACCTTTCACAGGGATCTGGTGTTGATATGACAGGCCCTTTTAACTCAATGTGTAATTCAGCTTCTGGACGTGCTGGAATAGAATATATTTCTAAGCGCCCCTTTAATGAAGTTGCTAGGCAAAAAGTCTATGGAGATGACGTAGTAATTCGCCCACTCATTAAAATTGATCGAAGAGAATTTTGGGCTATCATCAAGAAAAAACTTGGTATGATTCGAACAGGATCAGATAAATCTGATAATCCTGCCCCAGTATATTTGTATGGGAATTGTTATTTCTTGCAGCGTCAATTCGTACAAGATGGTGTTATGATGTGTCCGCTTAACCCAACTTCTATTCATACATGTATTCAATGGTTAAACAAGCCCACTGATAAAACTGAGGAAGCTCAATTTGCAATTAATTGTAAGGTAGCTCTTAATGAAATTGCTCGTCATGGTGAAGCTAAATTCAATGAGCTTAAGGAAATTGTTAATTTTTATCTCGAAAGAATGGGCAAATCTTATGTTATTCATAGTACTTATGGAGAGATGCGTGAAGATATTGTTACTCGAGCCACTTTATGCAAATCATTTTTAACTGATTTGTCTATTTACCAACAACAAGCATCATCTGAAAAGAGTACATCTGGATCAACTACTGTCATGACGGAAGGGTCAGATACTACAGTATCAGTAGAAGGCTTAACAACTTTTAAAGAAGCCACTCATGATCTGCAAGTTGACGAATGTGTTGATTATGTTGGACGACCTATTTCCAATCCATTTAGAGCACCTGTCCCATCTGATCTTATTGGGCGTGCCTATGAAATTGCGAGTTTTACCTGGACTTCAGCTACTGGACTTGTTAAAATACCTCTTATTGGGGCGCTTTCTCAAACAACTCCAGCGCTTGCCCTTTTTAAATTATATCGCTTGGCACGCTGTTGTTTTAAAATTAGTATTAAAATGCAATCTTCCATTTATTTTCAGGGGGCTCTCATTGTGGGATGGTTGCCTAATGTCCTTACAACTGCAACTGGGTTTCCGCTTGACATTCAGTCAATCTCAGCCTACCATGGCAAAGTTTTATCAGCGAATACCCAGGATACTCTTTCCATCACTATACCTTATTGTAGTCCTGAAGATTGGTTCGATACGGGTAACTTTACTGGAACGTCCTTTGAACATGCTACTGTATTTATTATTCCGCTTTTTACCTTAATAAGCTCAAGTGCAACAGTTCCTGCTGCTGCTCCTGTTACTGTTTTTGGATCAATTGAAACGATGGATCTCTCAGGATATCAGTCGCAAATGGCAAAAGTTATTAATAAAGGGGCACCCAGAGATAAGGAAGCAGAATCAAAAGCTCGACAAGCTAAAGATGCTGGAGTAGGAATGGTTGTTCGAAATACATCTCATATTGTTCGTAGGATTCCTTTTATTGGAACAGTTTGGAGTCCAATTGCTGATGTTATCAACATGATTTTTGATACGGAGCTTTCTAAGCCCATTAATAACTCAGCTCCCCAGGACATGGTTCCTGTATATGCCAATGATGTCAATCAAGCCGATGGACTCGATCAAGTAACTCGCCTTTCTTTATATACTGGAGCAAGAACATCAATTCGTAAAACAATGTTTGGAATGGAAACATCAATGATGTCCTTGGCACAGTTTGCTCAACAGCCCATGCTTTTTGATAAGTACACTTTCAACAGCTCTACAGCCATATCCTGGAGTACAGTTGTTAGGAATATCAATTTAGGAGCTGCATACACTTACTATGATTATTTAGCTATAGCAAGTTTTATGTGCCGTTATACTCGAGGTTCAACAAAGTATGTTCTTTACTTTTGTATGTCTGGTTTCTATTCCGCACGTTTTCGCATTAGTTTGTCTTATGGAACAGTTAACAACTATGGAGATGTGCCCAGTATGATCATTGATGTTAATGGAGATAAATGGTTCAATCTCCTTATTCCTTTTCTTGAATATCGAACTTGGCGTGATCAATTTGGAATGCCACTTGTTACTTTGCCTACTTTGCGAGTAGATCAAATAGGCCAAATTGTGGGAGCTCCTAGTGGAACAACTGCCGTCGTATATATGGCAGTATTTAGAGCAGGTGGTCCAGATGTTCAATTTGCGGTACCTACTGATCCAGCCAATGTTGACTTGTCTCGTTTTGAAAAACAAACTGATCTTAGAAGTCAATTTGAGGGAAAGTTTGAAGCACTCAGTTCTGGCCAAACACTTTCTCAGGAAAATCATTATTGTATGGCAGAAACCATTGATTCTCTTCATGATCTTTTAAAGCGACCCGCTGAATATCCTGCCAATAGTGTTTACTTGGGCCCAACTTTAGCTACTCTCTCGGCGCATTCTATAATTTGCCAATCCTTTCTTTATTGGAGAGGTACTCGAGTTTATCGAAATATTCATATGGGTCTTAGTGGCGGGTATCGAGCTGGATTTTTCCTTAATGTATCCTCCTCTGCTCCGCGACTTGAGCATGGATGGTCACCTGCGTACTCTGCAGCTACGCAACCTTATCAACCAGAAACAGCTGCACTTCCATATTATTGTGCTACTCCATTTGTTCCAACAGTTTACGCATCTCAGTTTATACATGGATCATCTATTCGTGTGCTTCAAGTTAATTTAAATATTAGTCAAGCCACTGAGGTCTTAGCACTTTCTGCAGGAGATGACTTTGTCATGATGTTCCCTGTACCTTGGGCCAATCAATTGACCCTGTTTTATGAGGCTCCAAAGCCCCATGCTGCGCGTATCGTAGCAAACAAAAAAGTTTAAGCTTTTCACAAAAGCGGCGCACTGTCATTGGTGCGATCTTTCGCAATGACATTTTATATCTTTTATTTAGGATGAATTGAAAAAAAAAATTTTTAATACGTAGTATTTTAAAAACAAAAACAATACAAATAGTTTGAAAAGTTATGAGTAAGAAAAACTATAGTACCAGTTAGATTGTAACGTAAGTTATTTAATCTCACACCTTTGCACGCAATTGCATAGGCACAATTAGTGTGGTATGACCAAAGGTCAGCCATCTTCGAAGATGTTTACGGACTGGATAATAATTCTAGGCGCAACGTTAGCTGAAGGGCACCCAAGTGCGAGAAGCTTCTACTTTACGCGGTAGTCTTGCAGGTGAAGACCGTTGCCAACACGCGATTCATAAAACTATTTATGAAGAAAAGTAAGAGTAATCTAGCCAATCTGGCAATAATGATGAAATGAAATTCCGATACAATATGAAGTAATGGAAATCGATGGACAACAATTTTCTTCCTGCCTACCAAGGACTGAATGAAATAAATTCTCTAATGAGCTTGGACCCGAGAACGGAGGGTTCTGAACAGTTGATACACTAGTAACACCTACAAGGGGTTATTCTAGAGGACGAAACATTTTTAGATGGATATGACGCGAGCGAAACCCAAGGGGAACGCAGCAATACTACACCACAACATCACTTTAGATAAAGTGCCTGAGCATGCTGGAACAATATAGCGGCATGCGGGGGTTTGATTTTTTATTTTACCCTTTAGGGGTTTTCTTAAATTGCGATTAAACTATGTACTATAATTTACTATAACAAAA